ATAAACACTCTGAAAACAGCCCTTGAAAAGGAAAACTACCCTAAAGTGATTTTGCATTCAGACCAGGGGGTACAGTTTACTTCATGGGAATTTGTAAATTTTTGCAAAGAGAATAATATAACACAAAGTATGAGTAAGGCTGGCTGTCCTTATGATAATGCTCCCATGGAAAGATTTTATAACACTTTCAAAAGCAACTTTTATAACATAACTTCATTTTCAAATCTATAGATGATGGATGAACTAACTATGAAATACATAAATTGGTATAACTATGTTCGCCCTCATTCATACAATAATTATTTAACACCAATGGAGGCTCGTTACAGGTAGATATTTATCGAACAAAGTGTTACAAAAAAAGCTTGACCACAACATTGCCAAAATGGACAAGCTGTTTTGCATAAAGCGTGACGCAGAAATTGTGAGAAAGTTTAATGGTAATAACTATGCTCAACTTGCAAAACAATATGGATTATCCGAACGAGCAATCAGAACTATAATAGCTGATTATATAAATGAAATGTATGGTTCTGAACAGACATCTTTATGGTAGTAAATGGTAAAATTGAAGAAAAAAAGAGAAATATTTCATATATTTTACTTCAAAGATTTAAGGTATCATTAAGTTAAGACTTAATGATACCTTTTCGTTTGGTGGTGAAAAAATGGAATTTGGAGCAGACACCTGGTGGCTCGTTGGGCTTGCGGTGACAATAGCAATCGGCATAATAGGCTATTTTTTAAAAAGAACAATGTCAAAGCAAGACCAGCACGAGGCTGATATTAACCATATAAAGCTTACTTATGTTACAAAAGAAGAATTTAAAGAGCTTAAATCCGATACGGCAACAAGTATGGATAAATTGCAAAAAGATGTCGAAGAAATCAAAGTAAACACTTTAAGTAAAGCTGATTTCTATCGTTCTCAGGCAAAAACAGACGATAAAATAGATAAAATTTACGATATGCTTATTGAGCTGTCTAAGAAAGGGTGAAAACAATGGATAACGCAATTGCAAAAATGAGGGCTGGAAGATTTATTAAAAATAACGGTCGTGTATTGCGTACAATCAATTTGCTACGCTATAAATATGAAAAACTTGAAGAAGTTAAGTACGCTCTTGAAGATATGCCTGAAAACGAATATCTTGATAGCTTGAACTACTTATCAGAGGCAGGATATATACAGATGAGGCGTGTCACAAGTAAGCAGATTGCTGAAATTGCTGATGTTGACTATGTACATCTTGAGGCAAAGCTGACCGAAAAGGGTATCAGACTTCTTGCAGGAAAGCTCGAAGATGATTTGATTGAGGTGTAGGCTATGGGCAGAAAACGCAGAATAGTTGGTTCTATTGACAAGCTCCAGCCAGCTCTCAAGGATACTGTAGACCAAATGCTGATGTCAGGTGAAAGCTATCGTGAGATATGCAAGTATCTTGCAGAAAATGAGGTTACGCTTTCACAGGCGAGCGTGTGCAGATATGCAAAGAGATTCCTTGCCAATGCCGAACAGCTTCGCATTGCTCAAGAAAATTTCAGAATGATTTTAACTGAAACAGAGCGTTATCCTGACCTTGACCCTGCGGAGGCTATTTTAAGATTAGCAAGCCAAAAGGTTTATGATGCAGTGGCTGCACTTGATGATGAACACTGGAATGAGGTGTCGGCAGATAAATTGCTAAGTCAAGCAACGGCACTTGAAAGGGCAGTTGCATATAAAAAGGGTATCGACACTAAGGTGAAAAGTGATGAAGAAATTGCAATTGAAAGCAATCAGACTCTCTTGTATGAAACCCTCAAGCACGACAACCCTCGTCTATACAAAGAGCTGCAGGAGGAAATTATGCGTATCAAGCACAAAGTCAAAGGAGGTACTGCAAATGATGGAAAATAATAAGTGGTACATATTGCAGGTACAGACAGGCTTAGAGCTTGATGTGCAAAAAGAGCTGCTTCGGCGAGGTGTTGAGGCGATTGTGCCACTTGAAAACAGGCAGATACACAGAGCAAAGCAGTGGATGGGTTTATCTTATCGACACTGTAAAAAAGCAGTATGGACTAAAGGTACAGATACATAAACCAGATGAGCCCGAAAAGTGCGAAGCTCATAATTATGAACTTAATGGCAAACCAGGCAGTTTTAAAATCGGCAAGGAAATCACCCAAAGACAGGAACTTAGCCTTGAAACCTCAATGCATACCTGTCCTGTTTACCGCATATCAAATTTGCTTACAAGTGACAACATATACGGTCACGATGATTATGAACCGATTGACAGTATTGTTGCTGAAATCATTGTCAGAGTATCGCAAATAAGCAAGGTACTTGATAAATTTGCAAGTCCAAGTATGACGGGTCCGCAATCAGCACTTGAAATGGACGAAGCAACAGGCACTTGGCGTTTAAAGGTTGGAGATTACTTTCCGTGCGAAGATAGTGACACAAAACCCGAATATCTCGTTTGGGACGCAAGCATGGACGCAAATTTTAAACAGATTGAGCTTCTCACAAATCAGCTATATACAATATCTGAAATGGGTTCTGCTGTGTTTGGTGATTTGACGAATAAGGCAGGTGATGTTCCAAGCGGTTCGGCTTTAAGACGATTGATGATGTCACCACTCGCCAAAGCACGCCGACTTGCAAATCGTTTCGACCCAACTTTGAAGAAAATTATATCTGCAAGTGCTGGAATCCTCGGAGTGGAAATTGCACCCGAAGAAATCACTATTACATGGCATGATGGCTTACCTGCCGACCCAGCAGAGGACGCTGAAATCATGTCAGTTCGTACAGGCGGAAAAGCTACACTGTCGCAGTATACAGCGATTCAAAGACTTGATGATATGTCCGCTGCTGATACAGATGCGGAGCTTGCTATGATACGCTCTGATGATATTGATTCAAGCCTTGGTTCGGAAGAACCATTACTTGAGCCGATTGAGGGCGTCTGATGAATACGCAGAAAAGACTGATTGAAACATATCAGAAGGCACAGAAAAAGCTTGTTGAAATAATCCAAAGAAAACAAGCTTATGGTTCGGCAACAGCTTATGAAAGGTCACTTTTAAGGCAGATTCAAAAGGAGCTTAAAAAGCTGAAAAAATCTTCAAAAGCACTTGTTGAACAGCTTGTAAAAGAAAACTACAAGACAGGCTTGCAAAGTCTGATTGATGACCTTATAAAAGATGATACAGCACCAAGATTGTTTAATATGTTCAGCGGACTTAACACAAGTCAGATTGAACTTATTACTCAAAATGCTAATATTGACTTAAATAAGTCGATTAACATTGTTGGTCGAAGAATGCAGGACGCAGTCAGAGAAGCTGGTATTGAAGCGACCGCAGAGAAGCTCACAACAGGTCAGACAATTCGAGAAATGCAGAAGAATCTTCAGGATAAACTTAAACAGCAAAATCTGACAGCGATAGAATATGCCAATGGTACGAAAATGCCGATTGAAAAATATGCTGAAACTGTTGCTCGCTCAACTACTGCAGAAACTCAAAATAAAGCTAAAGTTATACAAGGACAAGACTGGGGCTATGACCTTGTAAGATTTACAGAACATAGCCCTACCTGTGAAGTCTGCTCGATGTATCAGGGCAGAATTTATGCCCTCACGAAAGAAGCTGCCAATGGCAAATACAAAGGCTCTAAAGGTCAGGAATTACATTTCCCCTATCTCTATGATACAGCTTTGATAAGTGGTTACAGTACAATACACCCAAACTGTCGTCACCGTTTGTCGGTATTGCCAGCAGGAGCTTATACTGCTGCTGAAATGGAGGATTTCTCTCGAAAAAGTATGCAGCCCTTTGAAGATATGCGGTCGGACAAGGAACGCAAGGCATATGCTCAAGAACAAGCCGTAAAGCGGAATCGGAACGAAAGTCGCAAGCAGTATGAGAAAATCAAGGCTGCTTTGCCAAATGACGCACCAAAAACATTTGCTGCTTTTGTTAAGATGAAATCTGCAAAATCAGAGCGGTATCAAGAGCTTTTGAAGGATTACCGTACTGTAATTGGTATTGCAAAGGAACAGGAAAGTGGTATAATAAAGAATATAGAATTACCACCAAAAATTGAGAAAATAAAAAGTATGGCTCCTGAAACACGAGAATTAATTTCAAAGGGCATAGATGAAATTTGTTCTCAGTATACAGTTAACTTGAATGAAATTACAGTTGTAGATTTGGGGGATAAATTTAGAACCACTCCATTTCAGTATCAACCATATTTTGAAAACGATAAGTTAAAGCATAGATTGGTTATCAATGGTGGTTATTACTTTAATGATTCCCAAAAGGAATTTCAGGCTCGAATTTTAAGAAATTATAACAGAGGCGTTCTTGCAGCTAAATCTGTAGAAGATTTGATTGCACATGAAATGGCTCACATAATGACATTTCAAGACTTGAATTCTGAGGGTGGATTACTTTTAGAAAATAAAAGATTACAAAATTTATATGTACCAGGAGTTTCGTTATATGCAGATGCTTCTTTAGATGGTGCTGAAACTATTGCTGAAGCATTTGTAAGATTAAGAAATAATGAAAAAGTTCCTGATGAAGCAATAAGCCTTGTTAAAGAATATATTGAAAGGTGGCATAAATAATGTTAGTATTTTCACCATGTATGGATTGTAAATATTTATTTAAAGAAGATAATAATTTTAAATGTTCTTCATATCCCAACGGAATACCTAAGAATATATTTTTTGATGGAAGCAGTAATCTTTGCAGAAATATTAACAAGGATAAAACACATTTTGAATCTATCTATTCTGAAAAAAATTAATTATTTATAAAAGCACTCTTGCAAAAGAAGAACAGACTATGCTTAATGGTATGATATTATCGCATAATCATCCATCTAATAGTCCACCTTCTCCTGCGGATATATATAATCTCAGAGCGTTTAATCTTGCAGAGGTTAGAGCTGTTACAAAATATGGAGTTTATTCTGTTAAACAACCTGAAAATTGGAAGAAAGAATTTCCGAGTAGAGAAGAACTTGAAAAAGAATATAATAACTTTGTAATAAGACTTATTCCTAAAGTTAAAAGACAATTAGAAAATGGGAAAATAACTCCTGAGCAGGCAGATAATTTTTGTTGGAAATTCGCACTAAGGCGAATGGAAAGAAAATATGGATTTAAGATTAACCTTATAAGTTGGTGATAATTTTGAAAAACGAATGTATATTTGATGGAGATGAATATTTAGGATTTTATTTTTCATCTCAGTGTTATAATTGCGAACATTATAACACTGCTCAAATGACACATATATGTAAAGCTTATCCAAACGGAATCCCCCCTGAAGTATGGACAGGAAAAGTAACTCATGACAATCCATATAAACAAGATAACAATATTGTATATAAGAAATCTTTATAAGCACTCTTGCAAAATAAAAGCAAGGTGCTTTTATTTATACTAAAAATCAAGAGAGGAATTTATATGATAAATATTTAAAAAAGGAGTAATTGTCTATGTTTTATTTCATACCCTGTGATAATTGTAAGCATAAGAGAACCATTAAGAAAGATGGTTGGATTTTTACTTGCGATGCATTTCCAGATGGAAGACCTTTAAACTTTATTTATGAACACAATTATAATGAACCATTATGTAATAATAATATAGGATTTGAATCCTTAGAATCGGAAATTTCCTCATAATCGCCGTAAATCGTGTTTAATTATTAGAGGTAAAATTATCAGTCCTATAATTTCCAAACGCTCTTAAACGGCTTATAAACGAATTTAAACGCATATATAACACAGGCAATAAGCGTACCTGCACTTTTATGGTGCAGGACGCTTTTTTATATTGCAAAAAATCAACGAAAGGAACTTTTACTATGAGTGAAACAAACACAAATGCTTCGGCAACAGCCGCAGCCGCAGCAAAAATGGAACCGCAGACAGCAGAATATGACATTTGGGCAGAGCTTAAACCTTCGATTATTTCAGCATTTGGAAAGGTTATTGATGGTGCTGTATTATTCTCGACCGAAAAGCCAACAAGCTGGCCTGAGGGCATTGTAACAACAGCTATCACAAAAAATAAGACGGTTACATACGGAACAGGCATTGACACAGCCGAGGATATTTCCGAGCTTATGGGACTTGTCGAGGCTGACGGTTTTGATGTTACAGGCTTTGCGGCAGAAATTGCTCTGAAATCATCTTTCAGAGGTTTGCGTGACAAAAACGGCGGTCTTATCTTTGCTCCAAGCTTGCAGGCGGATACACCATCAACTCTATACGGTCAAACAATCAACTATGTAAAAAATGGATCCTGGGATAGCAGCAAGGTTAAGCTTATTGCTGGTGACTGGTCACAGGCCGTTTATGCAATGCGTCAGGATATGACATATAAGGTACTTGACCAGGCTGTCATCAGTGACGCAAGCAGTAAAATCTTATACAACCTTGCACAACAGGATATGGTTGCACTTAGATGTGTAATGCGTCTTGGCTGGCAGCTGCCTAACCCAGTTACACAACTCAATAGTACTGATACACGCTATCCGTTTGCAGCTCTTGTACCTGCTGGTACTGAACATTCAGGTGGTTGATTATGTTTAAAAAAGGCATTAACAGCTATTTAAATCTTGATGAAGCAAATGAGCTTATTGACGGTGTTGATACAACAGGAAAATGGCGTGAGCTTACAGACGGTGAGCGAAAGCAATATCTCGTACTTGCAACAATACATATCGACAGCCTTATGCTTACATCTCGAAAACATAAAGCAGAACAACAGTTACAATTTCCAAGAGGAAAAAGTTCGGAAGTACCAAGAGCAGTACTTATGGCACAAGCTCTTGAAGCACTTACATTATCTGATACACAAGCAATGCAAAGAATTTCTTTGCGTGAACAAAGTGTAACTTCAATTAAGCTTGGCAATACAAGTGAAAGCTATTCAGATGATTCAAATTCATCTTCTAAGCAAAATAATGAACTTAAAAGTAAGGTCGCAATGTCGCTTATGCGACCGTATATGCTTGGTTCGGCGGTGATGATATGAGCTTGTTTACTCCATACTTTAAGGATAGCATTTCTGTACAGAATTATATTGGTGTCAATGATTTCGGAGATACTCAATACAGTTCTGCAACGGATATGCTTTGCCGAGTAGAATACAAAACGCAGGAAACTCTTGATTCTAAAGGCAATAAAGTGATAAGCACAGCAACGATTTATGCGAGATTTTTAATCTATCACCCTCTGTCATAGCTGGAACAGCAAACGATGAATCTTATACCACTGCGATTAAAACGGATGTAATGCCTGTTATAAGGGCTTTTGAAACAGCTTTGAATCAGGGCTTGCTTTTAGAAAGCGAAAGGCACAGACACTATTTTGCTTTTGATACAACAGAACTTCTCAAGGGAGATATACTTAAACGCTATCAGGCATATCAAATAGGTTTAGCAAATAATTTCTTACAGGCTGATGAGGTTCGATATAAAGAAGACCTAAAACCGCTTGGCTTTAATTTCATACGCTTGGGCTTGCAAGATGTTCTTCTCGACCCGAAAACAAACACAATCTATACTCCGAATACAAATCAAACAACAATGTTTGGTCAGAATGTAAATCAGCAGATAGCTGACAGTATGAATGAAGAAACAGAGCAACGCTGGGACGGTCAGCGTCGAGAAAGCAATGGACAGTTCGGTAAAGGAAAAAGGCCACGCTCAGCACAGTCAAAAAGGAAGAAAAACGGTTCAGATAAATCCTCTGAAAGACTTGAAAAGTCGGATAAGAGTGATATAATAAAAGAAAAACAAAAATCTTCAAATGTACCGAATGTGTCAGCTAAAGGTAGAAATGAGTTTACAGTTAAAGGCTTTAAAAATAAACAGGCATTAAATAATCATTGGAAGAATGGTCGTACTCACAGAGATGAGTATATTCAAGACGGTATTACAACGGCAGAACAGTATCAAGCAAGAGCGTTGGAATTGGTGCAAAGTCCTGCGGATGGTAAGAAGATACTCGGGTATAAAAATTCACTTGGTCAAATTATTAGATACGATGTTGATAAAAACGATTTTGCAAAAGGCAATCCTCAAAAGGGTATATTTACAATGTTTAAGCCAGGTGATGGCAGGGATTATTATGAGAGAGAACTAAAAAAAGAGGGAATAGAAAATGATGATTGACAGAAATAACAGAGATGGTATTTGTCCGATATGTAAAAAATATCGTTTCCCTGAACCTAATACATATGAAATGTGTCAAGTTTGTGGTTGGTTTGATGACCCGTTACAGTTTGAAGAACCCAATAGTTTGGGAAATAATGATTTAAGTCTTAATGAATATCGTAAAAAATGGCAAAACGGAGAAATACCTCCGCCAATACTTGATTATGATTAAAGAAACCGCTCCTTGAGGGCGGTTTTTCTATGCTATAATTTAAGAAAGGATTTAAAAATGAAAATTAAACATAAAAAGATACTGGTATGTGGGCTATCATTAGCTGTGTTTGTTGGTATGATTTGTGGTTGTACAGAGGCAGACAGAGCGAAAAGAAATGTTCAACAAGAAGCAGATAATTTTAATGTTGAGCGTAGACTTAGTGTTATTAATATGCGTTCTGATAAACCAATATTAGAATTGACAGGCTATTTCTCATTATCTAACAATAGTAATAATGAGCTTGAGGTTACTATTGAAGTTGAAAATGGGAAATACAAGGTTGATTATATATACTTGAATGATTGGACAATGTATACCGTTGAAGATATTTCAGGTGCACATGTTGATAAATATCATTATGAAATAAATTTCTTACCTGAACAAATTATTCCGTATACATTTAAATCAAAAGATTAAACAGAAAGCAGGTGAAACAATGGATTTCCGAGAATTTATTGAAGAACGCTTCATAAAAAGAAACTAAGCACTTTGAGAAATCAAGGTGCTTTTTTTATGCCCTGAGTATGGCTTAAAACTGCTCTATTTTTATACCCGAAGGTAGGTGAGAATATTGCAAATCGAAATCAGAAGTAGCAATGAGGCTGTCATAAGCGGTTATGTGAATGCTGTTGAGCGTGATAGTCGCATAATGCCAAAAGGCAAGGGAGCAACTGCGGTACGAAGTTTTGTTGAGCGAGTTAGGGCAGGCACATTCGATAAGGCTATAAAACGAGGAACGCCAATAGAGCTTCGCTTTAATCATGACAAAATAATAGGCGATACCACAAGTAACCTTGAACTCTATGAAGATAATATTGGTCTTTATGCGAGGGCAATAATCAGTGATACAGAGGTTATTGAAAAGGCTCAGCGTGGGGAGTTGCGTGGTTGGTCATTTGGCTTTATCTCTGAGGGCGAATCCTGGGATAAAGAAGGCGAGCTTGACAGACGAACGCTTGAAGACATTGATTTGAAAGAAGTTTCAATTCTCGACAAAACACCAGCTTACTTTGGCACTTCCGTTGAAGTAAGGGGTGAAGAATCAAATGTTTTTGAAACAAGAGGAATTGCAGGAAACATAAAGCTTATCGGAAAAGAATCTCCGAAAGCAAACAGTTTAGAAATCTATGAAAAAGAACTTGAAATTTTGAAAGAGAGGTAATTTATTATGAAGGCACTAATCGAAAAGAAAAATGCTCTACTTGATGAGGCAGACGCTCTTATCAATAAAGCAAAGACAGAGAACAGAGCATTTGAGGACAGCGAACTCAATCGTTATAATGAAATCAAAGCAGAGCTTGCAAGGCTCAATAAGACTATTTCAGCCGTAAAAGAAACAAGAGAAGCTGAAATTGACGAACCTGATAATAAAAAGAACAGTACAGAAGAAACCGAAACAAGACTTTTTGAAGCCTATATCCGTAATCCGAAGGCTGTTGAAACTCGTGCCGACACTAATCTCACCTTCGGTGCTAATGGTGCGATTATACCAACAAGCATTGAAAATAAGATTATTGATAAGGTGAAAGAAATTTGCCCTATTTTTGAACTTGCAACAAAGTATAATGTCGGCGGTACTCTTACAATTCCGTACATTGATACAGATACAAGCGATAATAAAATGGCTTATGCAACAGAGTTTACAGAGCTTGAAAGTACATCGGCAAGCTTTAAATTAATTTCTCTTACAGGATTCCTTGCTGCAACACTTTGCAAGATTTCTAAGTCACTTATCAATAATTCACAATTTGATATTGTGTCATATACAATTCAGCATATGGCTGTTAATATCGCACAGTGGACAGAAGGTCAGCTACTCAATGGTACATCAGGTAAGATTGAGGGTTTGAGCGGAGTTACTCAGTCTGTTACTACTGCATCAGCAACAGCTATTACAGGTGATGAGCTTATCGACTTGCAGGAAAGTATTCCTGATGTATATCAAAACGGTGCAGTATGGATTATGGCTAAGAGTACACGCACAAAAATTCGTAAGCTCAAGGATGGCGAGGGTAATTATCTTCTCCAGCGTGATTTTACAGCTCCCGCAAGATATATTCTCCTTGGCAAGCCTGTATATATTTCTGATAATATGCCGAATATGGCAGCAGGTAAGACAGCTATTTTTTACGGTGATATGAGTGGCCTTGCGGTAAAGATTACAGAGGGTTCACAGTTTAATGTATATACAGAAAAGTATGGTACTCAGCACGCAATCGGTATTGATTGCTGGCTTGAAATGGACGCAAAGGTTGAGAATGCTCAGAAGATTTCAAAGCTTGTTTGCAAAAGCTCATAAGGAATGATATAGCGTGAAGATAAGTGAAATCACTATTGACAGCGTAAAGGAATATTGTGGTATAAGCAGTAATGACAGTGATGTAATTCTGACAGCGTGTCTTGCTTCGGCAAAGGCATACGCTGTCGGTTTTACCGGCTGTGCTTTGGCAGAACTTGAAGAATATGAAGATGTATCGTTAGCTATTATGATGTTGGCTAACGATTACTTTTTATTCAGATTCAGCGGTCAGGGCAACGATAAGCCGAATCCTGCAGTTGAAAATATACTGCATATGCACTGTAAAAATTTTTTATAGGGTGGTGTCTTTATGCAAAATATTGTTTTTAAGGACCGTGTAAAGCTTGAAAAAAGAAAAAACGGCTACGGAAGTCACCCAGAGCCGCAGACTGTCGCTGAAAAAGATGTGTGGGCTTGCGTATGCTTGCCAAGTATGACAACTAAAACAACTGCATTAAGCGTTGGTATAAGTGTTGATTTAACTATACATATGTTTAGAAATGAATATATGGGTGAAAGCTATACGCACATACTTTATAACAATGAGCGTTATAAAATTGAGAGTGCAACAGCTTCGATAAATAATTTATATATTAAGCTGTCAGTATCAAGGGTGTAAGGCTATGGGCTTTATAGATTTTCAGATACCAGATGTTAATAGCTTTATGCGTGACCTCGAAAATTGTAGAGATGAGCTTAACGAAAATGTCAATAACGCATTATTAGAAGGCGCGAAAGTTATTGAATCAGAACAGAAAAGAATTATTTCTGCAAAATCCGCGAAACTTGCAAAGCTTATAACTCATAAATTCGGCGTAACTAAAAAAGGCAAGATGTATTACAAAATCGGCTATCTTGACGGTTCAAGGGTTGATGAATGGTTACACGGTGCAGTTATTGAATTTGGCAGACCTGGTGCAAGACACAGAAAAGAAATCAAGCGAAAGATTAAAACAAAATCAGGCATAAAAGAAATAACCGTCAAAAATGGTGCTATTCAGGAATATTCGCACATACGCAGAGGCTTTGAACTGAAAGAAGAAGTTACTGCGGAAAATGTAGAGAAAGCCTTTGACAATACATTAAATAAATTGGGGGATTGATATGATATACGAGATTATCGACAGCATAATTGAAAGTTTTGGTTATCCTTTTTATGTCGGTATGCCGAATTTTGGAGATGATGAGCCAGAATTGTATATCGTATACACTCTTTGGGAAACTCCTGACTTTTATGGTGACGGCGAATATCTGGCAACTAAATATACGATAAGTCTGCATTTTTTCTGCGATATAATGCACTTTTCCGAATGCAGACGAGTTGAAAAGCAAATTAAAAAGAAATTACTTGAGAATGATTTTGGTTATATTGGTTCGCAAACTCCGTCTTACGGAGCAGATGAACCGCAACAAAGACATATCATTTATGAATTTACTAAGATTTTAGAAAGCGAGGAATAATATTATGGCAAAGAAAACAGTAGGAACACTTGTTAATATCAATAATCTTACAATGTGGTCAAGAAATGAATCGGAGGAAACTGCTACATATGGTGAGGCAGTATCTTTTCAGAAAAGATTTATGACAGTATCTGATACACCAACAACAGTAAGCGACCAGCTTTTCGGTGATGGCGAAGTCGCAGCCGATTACAATGCAGTAACAGGCGGTACTCTTGAGCTTGGACTTACAGACCTTAGCAATACGGATAGAGTGCTTATCTATGGCGAAAGCGTAAAAGATGGCACAAATGTTATTACAACAGACACAAACAGTGGATATAATGTTGTTGCATATTCAGGCAAACAGCAGAACGGTCTGCTTACGCTTGTTAAGTATCTGCGTGTCAAGTTTGCACCGGGACAGGAACAGGCACAACAGGTCACAAATAGTGGCGTGAACTGGGCTACAAAGACCGTAAGCGGTACATATTCGGCAGACCCTGAAACAGGTATATTCCGCTATATTCGTGACAATGTAGACCCTACCAAAGATTCTGAAATTATTACAAAATGGTTTAGCGACGCCACATATTACGGAAAGGTTGGCGTATAAGAATGTTGAACGACTTGGAGCGTAAAAGCTATATGCTCCATATCGGCGGTGCGGAGTATCGTATTAGATACTCCTTGAACAGCCGATTATGCTTGGAGCAAAGCTATAAATCACTTGAGGATATATTGCTTATAAAGGTTCAGGATTGGAGTATAGATGATGTTTTACAACTTGTAAGAGCAGGCTTTGTAGATATGTATTATAACAAGCGTGCAGTTTTAAGGCGAGATTGGGATAATATAAAAATCAAGCATAGGAAAAAGTATCTAAGCATAGCAGAGCTTGGAAAAATCATCAGCCAAAAGGATTTAATTGCTATTAAAATTGAGCTTATGGAAGCAATTATCGGCAGTTTTCCTGAACCGATTTATGGCGAAACCGAGGATTTTAATAATGGGCGGAGCGATATTGATTATAAGCCGCTTTGGGCTTGGTATGTTGCAATACTGCACCGCCCTGAATCCGAGTTTTACAGAAGCACTCTAAAAGAGATATACGAAAGAATTGACAGTTATTTAGTCGTTAAAGGTATGAAAGACAAGCCTGCGGAAGTATCGGAATTTATTGATTGATAAAATTATTTATTTTAATCTCTAAATAAAATGTTTGACAAAACTCTTGAAAATTTTTGTGACTTGTGGTAATATTTTGACAAATAGCTACAAAAATTTCAGGAGGTTGTGCAAGAATGGATTTTATAATGTTTATACTTTTCTTTATTCTTTTTTTGTTTTTGGGACTGTTTATAGCTTATAATGTAATGCTTATTAAAGTTCAAAATAAAGCAAAAAACAAATTAAAAAAAATATGGGAAAGTAAATATAAAACTACTAAAAAACTCGGAAATTTATATATTGATGAGAATGCTAAAAAATGGTATGTTTTTGGCTATAATCAAGTGTATAACTATTCTGATATTCTTGATTTTGAAATTTCAGAGAATGGCACAAAATACAAGTCTAAAGGTGGGATAACACGCTCTGTTGTTGGTGGATTGACTTTTGGAGTTGCTGGTGCTGTAGTAGGTGCAAGTACTGCAAAGAGAGTAACAACGGTTAATAGTATGAATATAAATATTACGGTTGATAATCCACAAAATCCATTAGTAACCATTGTTATAATATGCTCGGAAGTTAACACATCATCATTTACATATAAAAACTCTGTACAACTTGCAAATCAAATTATTTCGCAATTAACTTATATGCAATCTAAAGTTAAGGTAAAAGAAAGTCTTCCTTTGAAATCAGAGTTTTCTATTGATACACCAACAAAAGTAGTGGGTGTTACTAAAAATAATGATGAGGGTGTAGATATTCAAAATATTTTGCCTGAGCTCGAAGATGGTAGTAAATTAAATTTTGCTCGTGAACCTAATAATCCTTATGATACTAATGCAATAAAGGTTATTTGTGATTATCAGCATATTGGCTATATTAAAGCAGAATTAGCGGAAGAAATTGCCCCTATTATGGATTCAGGCAAGGAACTTAAAGGCTATATAACACAAATAACTGGCGGAACTAATGGAAAAACTTATGGCTGTAATATACATATATCTATATAAAAGGAGAGTTTCTTATGAAAATCAACCGTTATCGCTATCGTTCTGACAATATCATAACTTTTGCGTGGGTATCAATTATTGCTGGAGTTATGCTTGGAATATTTGCTGGAATGATTACATTTAGCACAGAGTATACTACTCACGGAATAATTGAATCTTTTAATTGGACGAATGCTTTAATTGCGTTTATCCCACTTTTTGCAGTAGGTATGCTTTTATTTGGCTTGGCACAATTTTCAATTATGATTGAAGAACTTAATCACAATGAAGATGATGAAGAATAGTATTTGTAATTAAGGAGTGCGTTTCTATGAAAAGAAAAGTTGTTTCAGCTATTTTGCTTGCTTTATTGGCTTTGTCGGCTTGCACTGGATGTGATTCAAAGTCAAATAGTACAAATGAGAGTATAAATTCTTCTGTTATTAGTGTTGAAAGTTCTAAAGTTGAAAGCTCTAAACCAGCTTCACCTAACACATTTCAAAAAGTTATTGAAATATCTAAAAAAGCTTCTTCTGATTCTAAATCAACATCTAACCAAGAGGCTGATGTGGATACTGCCATAAAATGGTTAAAGAATAATGTTGATGATATTTATAATAGTAATGAAAATATGGAAAAGGCTATGTACTATGGTTTTTTGTTAGAGGATATACATTCTGGTATGAATGATAATATATATGAAATAGGTATGAGGGCAGAAATAGCAGTGAAATATGTTTACTCTAAAAATGACCAAATAGAAGATAGCTCAACACAAAGGCATTATTCTAAATTGAAAGAACTTTTGAATCAAGTATGATTATTGAAAGTTGTTTATTTATTTTTTATAAATAATATTAAAACTTAATGCCAAAGCGTACATCAGAAATGGTGTGCGCTTTTATTTTGCAATTTTATAAGGAGAGTGAGCAATATGTCGCAAAGGTCTGTAGATGTTAAGATAGGTGCAGATACAAGCGGATTCCTGACAGGTATAAGTGATGTGGTTGCTAAGCTTAATGTACTCAATAAACAAATGCTCGAGAGTCAGGCGGCAACTAAAAAAATTAATCAGGAAATGCGTGAGTACGAAAAAGAGCAAGCTAAAATAAAAAAAGAAATAAAAGAATCAGGCAGTGCTACCGATGAGCAAAAAGAAAAATTAGCAAAACTTGAACAAAAGCTTGATGGGGCAAGGTCAAGAGTGGCAGAATTAAAAACAGAGCAATCAAAATTGAAGTCGGAAATCAAAAGTGCATCAAAAGAACTTGATGAACAAACCGAGGGTTTGAATAAAGTAGCTAATGCGGAAGATGATGTTAAGCAAGCAACTGATGAAATGAAAGTATCGGTTGAAAAATCTTCCGAAGGCTTTACAGTTATGAAAGGTGCTATATCTAATCTTGTCTCAGACGCACTTAATGTTGCTGTTGATAAATACAAGGAAATGGCTGTATCTTCAGAGCAAACCTTGAATAGCTTACAAGTTAAGACCGGTATGTCGACCGAGGCAGTATCGGAATTAAAAGACGAGATGTACGCTATTTACAAGGATAATTTTGGCGATAGCTTAACAGATGTTGCAGATAAGATTGCGTTAGTTGCTCAAAATATAGATGAAAGCGACCCAAGTAAGATTAAGAGTATTACAGAAAACGCAATCGGTCTTAGCGATGCCTTTGGTTCGGATTTTGAGGAAAATTTAAGAGGCGTAAACGGTCTTATGACAAATATGGGCTTAACTGCTGATGAAGCTTTTGACCTCATCGCAAAGGGCTCACAAAACGGTCTTGATAAGACACATGAACTTACTGATAATCTCGCAGAATACAGTCAAATATGGTCACAGGCAGGCTTTTCGGCAGAAGAAATGTTTTCTATACTTCAAAACGGTCTTGATAGTGGAGCATATAATCTTGATAAAGTTAATGATTTTGTGAAAGAATTCGCAATTTCGCTTGCTGATGGCAGAATTGCAGAAAATATAAGCAGTTTTTCAAATGAAAGTAAAAATCTGTTTGAAGAGTGGAAGTCTGGAAAAGCTACTCAAGCAGATGTATTTCAATCTATAATAAGCGATTTATCAAATATGACAAATCAACAAGAAGCATTAACTTTAGCTAGTACGGTGTGGAGTTCGCTTGGTGAAGATAATGCGATGTCTGTACTTACTTCACTTAATAAGGTGAATGACAAATATACAGATGTTGCTGGTACAATGCAAGAAATCAATGATATACAATACAATGACGCTGGTAGTCAAATTGAGGCTCTTGGCAGGCAATTTGAAGTGGATATTTTACAGCCTATTGTTGAAAAAGCTACTCCTAAAATCAAAGAATTTATTTCGTGGGTATCGAATAATCTTCCACTTGTCACTTCTGCACTTGCGTCACTAACAGCAGGGGTTGTTACATTTAAAGCTGCATCGGCGGCAGGCAACTTTTTAAAGACAATGATTGATGGCTTTAGGAGTTTGAAACCTGTTATAGAAGGTGCAACAGAAGCTCAGCTTGCTAATAATGCGGCGATAAAAGCGAACTTTTATGTTGCAATTGCTTCTGCGATATTAAGTGCTATTGCGGCTATAACAACTTGGATAGTGACGGCAAATAACGCAACATCGGCGACTACAAGCAATACACAGTCAATAAAAAATTATACTCAAGCTATGCAAGAGGCAGTATCGTCTGTTGAAAATAGTGAAGCTCAAGCAACAAGTGAAATAGCGTTGATAAACTCAAAAAAAGACCGCTATGATGAACTGCGAGAAAAGATAAATTTAACTGCCCAGGAAAAGAACGAACTTAATAATTTAGGTGCAGATTTAGCTAAAACAATCGGAACAACAACCGATAAGCTAAAAGATGAAAGCGGAGCTTGGAAAGATGCATCGAGTAGCATAGAAGAATATACAAAGCAGTTAAAAAGCAGACTAATATTGGAAAGTTCGGAAGAAGCGTTAAAAGAAGCATATAAGGTTACAGAATTTGATGTAACACAAGAAGATGTTGACGCAGCTTTTAAAGCATACGACGACTATGGAGAAAAACTTTGGCAACAAATAAAAGAATCAAGTAAATATCATGATTTTGCTCGTGAAGGTAAAATTTTTGATAAAAGTAGTGCATTGAATAACAAAGAATTGGTTGAAGTCATCGGTGGAGATTGGGATGAGTTAAACGGTTTAGAAAGTGTGTGGTCTGATTTACTTGTTCAGCGTGACCAAGCGTTAGGAGTAATTGAGAAATATACTAAAATAGCGAATGATGCACGAAAAAGTATAAATGAAGAAGGCGAAGCCCTTGGAGGGACAACAGAAAAAACTGAAAAAGCAATATTAGCTAATGAAGAGCTTACCAAAACACTGTCAGAAATGACATCGAAAACTACTGCCATAACGAATGCGGAATCGGAGTACAAGGAGACTGGAAAGCTTACAGCTTCTACACTTCAAACTATCATAGATAAGTACCCAGATTTGGAGAATGAAGTTTATAAGTATATGCTCAATCTTGAGGACGCTAAAACATTGATTAAATCAATGAAAAACACTTATCAAGATGATTTAACATCATATATAAGTGTTATCACTCAAAAAGCGGAAAAAAGTAATACTTTCTATAATGAACTGATAAATGCAAACGCAAGCTTTGTTAATGCGGCAAAAGAGCAGTACGGAATAGACCTTATGAATTTTAAGAATTTGCAAGAAGCTAAACAAGCAATGATAGCTGTTGAAAAATCTAAAATTGATAAAGGCTGGGGAAACAGTGCATCTTGGAGTGATAAATTTGATTTAGCTGGTAATCTATCGAAATTTAATGATGCTATGAATAAGTATGGTGACGCTAATACTTATCTTGCTAATCAAGCAGTAGAAAGATTTATAAATAATTCTCTATCGGCAACAACAAATTATTTGAATCTTTTTGATAAGACTACGGATAAAATCAAGAAAACCGCAAACGAAGGAAAAAAAGCAACAGATAAAGCCAGCAAAGCAGAAGACACGCTACTTAAAAAATATGAACTTGTTGAAGCTGCATATAATCGCTTGGTTGATAAGCGAATTGAGCGTATACAAAAAGAGCAAGAAGCAAAAGAAAAAGCTAAAAATGCTGCAATAGCTGCTATTGATGCAGAAGTCGAAGCAAGAAAACGCTTGAATGAGGATAAAGAATCTCAAAACGAACTTGATACAATCAATGCAAGGTTAAAATACGAAAAGCTCGATGAATTGAGCAGAAGAGAACTTATGCGTAGAAAACAAGAATTGCTCAATGAGCAGGCGGAAATTAAATGGCAACGTATGATGTCAGATAAAAAGGACAAGCTTCAAAGCAGCTATGATAGTTATAAAAATAACAGTGATTCTATGATTGATGCGTTGCAAAGAGCTGCCAACAGTGCTGCCGATTATTTCGATACGCTTAAGAATGGTTATAAAACAAACTCATATATCGTTAATAACAATTCTGATACACGCAATATACAAATTATTCAAAATGCTTTGAGCAATCAGCAGATGGTTGATAAATTGCTTAAAGCAATATACAGCAAGTAATGAGGTGATATTACGAAAAAGAGAATAAGATATAGAGCAAATAACGGCTTGATATTTGAATTTGGTGATAAAGCACCGTATTTTCTTGAAAAAATAGATGCAACGAGTTTGCAAGGCTCATTTTCAGCAGATAATCTTCTTGGAGCAGTAGGACAAATAACAACAAGCAAAACATATGGCAATCGAACAATCTCGTGTGAGTTAGCTGTGGTTTTTAATGAGCCAAGTATGATTATGTTTAAGCCTGAAATATTGCAAAAAATCATAGTGGCATTTAGTCCGTTGATTGGAGGAAAACTTGAAATTATTTCAGATAGCGGAACATACGATATTGAATGTTATCCGAGCGAAATTCCAAAGTTTGATAATAGTAAGATACCTTATATATATAGATTTACGGTAGATTTTATATGCGATTTTCCTTATTTCCGTAATATCAGAGAGCAAAAGGCTTCCCTTGTTGCTGATAAAGCAATATTTCTTAAATCTCAATCATATGTAAATACGCCTTTACATATTTACATACCTGATTGCTCTAAAGGTATGATTCTTACAAATAAAACAAGCGGAAAAAGTTTGAAACTTATTGCTTTTAGTGGAGGACCTGTAACAGTTGATACAGGTACCTATTCAGTTGCAAGTGCCGCAGATGGTTCTGATATTTCAAATCGTATTGATTTAACATCAAATATGGATGGTTTCGGCCTTGTTTTCGGTAAAAATGAACTTATTTCAAATGTAGCAATAGATATAAGCTATCATGATTATGTTATAGGAGTGATATAAATGGTGCTTAAAGCGTTTGCTCCTCCAACGGAGCTTAATAGCTTTCAATCAAGCTTGTTGTTTTCAACAGATAAGATTATAAGTCTTACATATACAAAAAAATTTGTTGGTACGGGAAATTTTACATTAATACTTCCGGTGAAGGAGCTTTTTATTGAAAAGCTGATTGAAAATGTATTGTTGAATGTCGATAACGATTGGTTTGTTGTTAATAACATTAAGCGAGATGAGAAACAAATAGAATTATCGGGTACAGACTTGAATGGCTGGCTTGATTTGAGAATAACCGTTTTTGGCAAAACGCAAGTTTCTGGTGCAGAGGGATACGATGTCATCAAAGGTACTACAGGGGAATGTATCAATCATTATATGATGAATAACGCAATATCGCCAACTGATAAAAACAGAAAGTTGCCACGCTTAATTATAAAACAAACAGCACAAGGAAAGAAAGGTGATAGCTATATGGCGAGATTACAGCTTTTATCTGAGGTGGTGGGGAATCTCTGTAAAAACGCTACTATTGGCTACGAAATATCTGCAGATGTCGAAAATAATCAATTTTTATTTAAGACGATTGTAGGAACAGACCGTTCAGTTGAGCAGAACAACAGACCATATGTAATTTTTTCGCCGACATATGGCAATTTGTTGTCAGCTACATATGAGCGTGGAAATTCAGATTTGCTGAATGCTATATATGCTACTGGCGCAGGTGTAACGCAGACGGTTTATCGCAATAATAATAAAGCCGCAGGGGTACTCCGCAGAGAAACTGCTATTGATGTGTCCGTGTCAACAATAGCGGATATTGAGGATTACACGCTTAATCAGGTTTCGGGAAACATAGCTAATAACAGTTATGAACTTGATGTAAGTGCAATAAATGATTTTGAAGTAAGATACTTTCTTGGTGATTATGTAACAGTAGCAGACCCTAAAACGGGTAAGCATTGGACAGCTCAAATAGAAGAAACAACACTTACTAAATCTGCAACCGAAACAAAAAGAACTTTGACCATAGGAGATGCAAAAACAAAACTGTTAAACAAAATTCAAAACAGTGCAAATTTAACAATCAACAGTAATGCAAGCAAAACGCAGAATGTTGCTGAACATCTTACAGACCTTATCACTGGCAATGAGGGTGGATGTTTAGCTATTCATGAAGATGAAAAAGGTCGGCCTTTTGAACTTCTTATTATGGATAATGAAGATTATAGGCTTGCTCAAAATATTTGGAGATGGAATAAACAAGGGTGGGGACATTCTGGTAATGGGTATGATGGTCCTTATACGCTTGGAGCTACTATGGATGGAGCAATAGTTGCAGATTTGATAACAGCAGGAACCTTGAAAGGTATAGAAATTATCGCAGAAAAAGGAAAAATTGCTGGTTGGACAATCAAAGGCAACACGCTTGTATCAAATGACGGTACTTTTACTATTGATAGTGCTAATAACTGTATTACTGTAAATGACGCAAATAATATACCGCTTATGAAAATTGGTACAGATGGCATCAAGTATATACGCAGCGGAATTGAAATCGGTAGTATAGGTATAACAAAAGGTGCAGAAAGTGAGACATATGGCATAACTTTCAATCTTAAAGACGGTGACGCAATGACCTGGAGTGTGTATGACAAAAGTCAAAAAGTATATGTAAATAAGCTTAGATATACAGAGGAGGGCGGCTTAAATTTAAGCAATAACTTCACTTGCAATCAACTCTTTGGTCATAATGTAACGGATATAGACCTCGGCAATGGGCTACACGCTTGGGGATATAGTGAATAGGGGTGATTAGATGATTAACATAATCAGAGGCACAACAAACGATTTAAGCTTGAATATCGAGGACGAAAAAGGCGAGCAGTACACGCTTAAAGACGGCGAAAAAATCATATTCGGTGTTAAAGAAAATGCAGAAAACAGCGATTATAACATAGTAAAAACGCTTACTTCTGCAGATGTTGTTGACGGTATTTGTACTATCAAACTTACGCCAACAGACACAGCCGAGCTGTCGTTTGGGCGATATTACTTTGATATTGGCTTACAGACCGCAAACGGCGATTATTATATGATAGTGCCTTGTGATGAGTTTTATATATGTAAAGCTGTGACGCAAAAGGAGGCTACACAATGATAGCTTTAAAAGGACAAATAAAACAGGTGCAACATCTATCAGGCAAGCTCGATAGGCCCAGCGGTGGTAAGTCAGACCATTATATAGCTAAGCCGCTACATTTTGCAGTAAAGACACACACATTTAGTATACCAATAGAGTATTATAATCTACCGGATATAATAAGTGGCAAAATAATAGAAATAATCAGTGGCACTAAATCACTTGATAATCCATCAATTTTTGTGTGCAGGAAAGTAAATGGTATAGAATTGTATAGTTTGCCTGATAACACTTGCGATACAATTGCGATTACAGATGGTATTGTATCATATGAACAAAAGTGTGGCCACGCTATAATTGATGGAAACACTCAAATTACTGCAATTATAAAAAGTGGGGATACAAGAGTTGCGAATGGATATTTTGCGATAGGTTATACAAAGACAACATTTAATGATTTGATAGAACCACAGGCAACAAATGTATATTGCAATAGATTATCTGTAAGTAAGCAAAAAACTTTAACTGCTGTAACTGAAACGGCAATATACATAAACAGCTCGCAAGCACTTTATATCGTTTTGCCGACAGGGACTTGTGATGAAGATAGTGAAAGCGTTGTCGAATGGCTCAACAATCATAAAATCGAAATTATATATCCCATCGCTGAATTAAGTACAACATCAAACTTAGATAATGAGGAGGAAATATTATGTCTTATGTGAATAAAATTATAAGCATAAACGGAACAGAAAAGGATTTTATCAAAGCATTTGCGAATGAATTGACATCAGCAGACAGCAGAATTACTTGCGAAACAGATATTGACGCAGAGTTTGCTAATGAAGATTCATCTCATATTATTACTGTAATTTTTGATGTGAATAACTGCTATAAGATAAAGCTTATAAGAGCCGTGGCGATTAATAGGGCAACTTCTCAATATAATATACAGACAGTAATCAATAATGTGGATAAATCAAGTACAGGCTTGCTTTTTTTAGGTCTTACGAAATTCGTAGCAGATATAGTAACGAGAACATTTAACTTTATGTTAATTTCAAACGATAACACAGTAGTAATGTTGTTTAGTGACTATAATCAATCTCTGCCGAATGCTTATAAGTACAATTTAATGTCATATCACGAGCAAGACTTTAATGTTACAGCTTATAGCACTAATACAATAGCAAGCAAATCGGAGTTTATTCGTACAGACGAAAATCATAAGGGCGAAATTTATAAAACAACTAATCGTTTGCTTTATAGTCGAGATGAAAATGTAGAAATTATAGAAAGTAAACCGCTTTTGCAAAATAGCAGTGCTGTATACGATATGAAAAATGTGTATGATTGCTCAAATGTCACAGCAGGAAGCATATTGATTATTGATAGCAACAAATACTTCGCTGTTGATAGCAATACATTGATTAAAACTTAATTAAGAATAGGTGATGAAAATTGAATGTTGAAATTATACTAAGTTTATTATCAGCACTTTGCTCGCTTATAGGCTCTCTCGGCGGTATTTTAGTTACTTCAAAGCTTAATCTCTACCGTCTTGAGCAGCTCGAAAAAAAGGTTGACAAGCATAACCACCTTGTTGAAAGAATGTACGAAATCGAGAAAACCGTCACAACAGCAACCAGTCTTTATGATGAAGAAATCAAGGTTATCAATCACCGTATCAGCGACTTAGAACAGGACTCAAGATAAGGGAGGAAATATGTTGGATATAACTGATTTTATAAAACCTGAGCTTCTTGTACTTGTACCCGTACTCTATATAGTAGGCTTAGGGCTTAAAAAAACTTCACTTTCTGATAAATTTATTCCATTGATTCTCGGTGCAAGCGGAGTAATTCTTTCAGCAATCTGGATGTTTACCACCTGTGAAGTATTCGACCAGCGCTGTATTCTTACAATAATTTTCGCATCTATAACACAAGGTATTCTCTGTGCTGGAGCGAGTGTTTATGCAAACCAAATTTACAAACAACTTTTTGATAAAAAGGGAGAGAAATAATTTTGCAAGAGAAATTAATTGATGTATCAACCTGGAATGGTAATATCGACTGGGATAAGATCTATAAATCAGGCGTAAGATACGCTATGATTCGTTCGAGCTTTGGCATAGAAAATCCTAATCAAATTGACAACAAATTCGTCAGAAACATCGAAAATGCTATTAAAGTGGGCATCAAATGCGGTATCTATCATTATAGCTATGCAAGGTCTGTTGCTGAGGCTAAAAAGGAAGCTGATTTTTGCTTAAAAACAATAAAAAACTATAAGATAGATTTACCTATTGCTTTTGACATTGAAGATTCTTCGCAAACAAATTTGGGCAAAGACGCTCTTACAAGCATTGTCATTGCATTCTGCGATAGAATCAAGTCTGCTGGCTATACACCGATGTTATACTGTAATCCAAGCTGGCTTAATAGCTATCTTCATAAAGATAAGCTAATTGGTAAATATGACTTGTGGTTAGCTCATTGGGGTGTATCTTCACCTGCTTTTAAATGCACTATCTGGCAATACTCAGACAGTGGCATAGTTTCAGGCATTTCTGGAAATGTAGACCTTAATTATATTTATAAGGATTATGGTTCAAGCCCAAAACCAAGCAAACCAACTTCTACAAAACCAACTGAAAAGCCTGATAAAACTACTTCAACTATTAAAGTAGGCAATAAGGTTACTGTTAAAAATCCGATAATCTATGGCACAAATAAAACCTTTGCTGTCTATGAAAAACAATATGATGTTATAGAGATAGTTGGTGACCGAGCTGTTATTGGTATTGGAAATCAGATAATTTCAGCTATTGCAGTAAGCAATATTAGCAAGGTTGGAAACACAACTTCAACTAAAAAATCAGATAAAGTTTATTATACAGTTAAGAGCGGTGATACACTTAGCTATATCGCATACAGATATAGTACAACAGTAGATAAGCTTGTATCGCTTAACAATATCAAGAACAGAGATTTAATCTATGTTGGACAACGAATCAGAGTAAAATAA